GGAAACTGACCGGGTGTTGCGCGGTATGTTTTTGCGTTTTTGGTAGTTCCTCATAGGCGATTTGTGCAGCACGCATTTGAGACATACCACCTGCAACTAATTCATTCTCACGTTTCTTGCGTTTGTTGTTTTTGGTGATGTCATGGTTGGACGCTGTTCCACCACTGGCGCACTGGACATAGGTATCGTGTATACCTCTAATGATCCAGTGCCTGACATATGTCCCTACGGTGTATGGTGACGATAAATCAAACTTGTCTATTGATTCGGTCAGGCGTAATAATGTATTCTGCATCGCGTCATCTACGATGAGTTTTGGATGCCCCTTAACAAACTGCATACATAACCGCACCATAGATCGGACTAATTTGTCACGCGCTGCGTAGTCCTGATGTTCTTGCCATAGACGTACGCACTCTCGTTGTTCGTCATGGGTCAATGGCGCGAGGGCCATGTTAGCCCACGGGTTTTTGTCGCTCATAAAATCGTACCCATTCTGGATGCCATGATAGATAAGTAGTTCCTAATGCACCGTTTCGATTTTTTCTGATTAATAATTCTGCATGACCATTGTCTATCTCTGGCACATGCTCCCAGCCCCACCACAACATGCCTACTACATCTGCATCTTGTTCAATCTGTCCTGAGTCGCGTAGATCGGATAGGGTAGGGCGTGACGTTTCACCTACTCGTCCTTCGATAGATCGATTAAGTTGAGCGCACGCCAACACGGGTATTTGTAGGTCCATCGCTAACGCTTTTAAGCCACGCGATATTTGACTCACTTCCTGCTCTCTGCTATTGGTATTATTTCTTGCTTGCATAAGCTGCAGATAATCGACAACAACCAACCCTAATCCATGTTGCCGTTGGAGCCGTTTGCATCTGGCACGTAACGCATTGAGACTTACGCTACCACGCTGATCTACATGAATTTTTCTTTTCTTTAAATCAGCAACAGTAAGGCTATAGGTTTCGGATTGTTCTTTCGTGATGTTGTTTCGTTGTAAATCCGATATGCTGATCCCTGTTTCTTGACATAAGCAGCGAAGGACCAATGAACGTGCATCCATTTCCAACGAGAAGTAGGCTACCACTTCACGCTCTGCTACGTGGTGAGCTATCTGCCAGGCGAGTGCGCTTTTACCCTTGCTTGGTCTGGCTGCCAAAATAAACAGCTGCCCTGGCTGCATACCGTAGGTGAGTTGATCGAACTGCCGAAACCCACTACTCAAACCAATCATCTCCGAGTTTTTATTTTTCTTTGCCCACTTTTCGGCATCGTCAACAGCCGTGTCCAGAGAGAGTAAACCCGTATCAGATTTGTAGTGGTCCAGTAGTCCAGCCTCTACATCGGCTATTGCGCTTTCCGCGTCCGCTTGTAAATCTTCTGCACGCTCTGCCAACTGTCTGCCCAATGATTGCAACTTACGTCTGGTTTCCAAGTCGAGAATTTGTTGGGCGTGATGTTTGACATTAGCCGTAGTCCCAACCAACGTGAACAGAGTGGTCGAGTCCATTATGTCAAACTCCGGTAATCGCGTATTAACCACTCGCTGCAGCATCAACGGATCTATCGATTCAATACCAGACGTATCAGTGGTCTGTATATCTACTATCGATATCCAAATCATTTTGTTGCGCCTCGAACAAAAAGTATTTTCGGACACACCCCAATCGATTAGCTCGGGTATTACGTCTGGTTTATTCAAAGCAGCAGATAGCACGCACTGCTCCAGCTCGTAATCCTCTATGATATTTTTTTCGATCAAAGCGTTTCCATAAATTTTTTATATGTGGACCAGGGGAGCACAACCATTGGTTCCTGTCTATCTTCTTTGACGATCAGCATATCATTATCGCCCAACCATCGGGTGAGTAGCGTAAAACCTTTACCCTCTTTACGTGCCTTCACTTCAACCCGATACTGATTATCCACAATGACATCTCCGGTGTAACTTCCACCAGCTGCACCTGATAACGGGACGCGCTCTGCATTTACTCCAATGTCCTGGTGCATCTTTACAATCTCACGTTCAACGCGGTTGCCTTTGTTGCGTCTACCTTTCGCTGATAAAGTTTTAGAAGGGGTCATTAGCAATGCCATCTTCGGTTACAAGACTTACACGATTGGCTTTGATCACCGTTTTGTACTTTTTTTCTCCATCCTGTTCCCAGCTTTCCGTTCCTATTGATCCCTGCACATACAGTTTCTCACCTTCATTCATGTCTCTCACCAGTTCAGCAGACTTACCCCACACAGTGATGTTGTGATAGGTGCGAATCGTTTTACCGTTATACGTTTGCTCTTCCGTTAGCAACGACGCATTAGCTACCTGAGAATTTGCCGTAGTGTTGTGCCTGACATCTCCTTTTATTTCACCTAATAGGGTCACGCTATTCACAGCTATCATTATTTTTTAGCTCCTCTTTGTGTTCGATGAAATAACCAAACAATGCTCTGGCTATAGATTTGTTTTTTAATAAAAAATTTAGGATCATAACCAGTGCATCGAAGTGGCTGCTATATCCTCCAATTTTCACCTGGTCAGAGTGTTTCGTTAGGATAAGGTGACTGTCCGATTCTTCGATAAGCTCGACAATGTCCTGCATCGATAGCTCTTTCTCTTCATTAAAATCAGAGCTAAAATCAGCATCAATCGTAGGAATCATCTGCGTCCTCCGTTTCTGCAGTCTCGTTTTGTGGTGCTAATACCGGGGGCGCGTCTACCGTAGCTGCGATCATTCCTGCGATAGCTTTTGTTCCAATTCTCGCCACGAACCATTCGATGCCGTTTACTTCTCGTACCTGCCAATCCCAATCGGGTTTATCGTCCTGCATTAATAGCTGAACCTCGTTTGGTATCGATGCTTTCCATTCACCTTTTGCGATATACACGGTTAGTTGCTCCTCTGGAAATCAGTGAGTTGAGCGTAATAGGCTTTTAAGTCTTTTTCTGTAGCAGCCTCAAGTTTGATTGTGTTGGCGTATTTCGTACGAACTCGCGTTCGTGTTTCAGCCGTTAAACGATCACTGGATACTAGGGCGTTTTCCAGTTCCATTATGCCCTCTATTAGATCCGCTTGTGTTTGTGATAGTTTGGTTTCTTCGATCTTAGCATCGTCTTTTTGCAACTGGTCGAACGGAATATCTTGAGGGTCGCCATCTAAAATATTTTGAACATCTGTTGGCGTGAGCGGAGTATTATCATCAGGCAATGCCCAATCAGGTAGGGTAGGGGGTCGCACGATCTTACGCTTGCTATCCAGTGCTACCCATTCAGAATCAAGCCGATAGAGGTAGCGTCCTATCCCAAACTTTACTGCAGCGCGTTTGAAAGCGTCAGACAACCCACCTTTTTCAGCCTCAACTTGCGTGTCACCTGCGCCATCTGAACGGGTCACTCCGTTTATTGTGATAGAGCATACGACACGCCCAGCGACCTCCTGATAGCTATCGGACCAGTTGTTTCCACACACTGCATCCAGCCTATCCATCACATCTCTGGCATCCAAATAGGCGAGTGCCATGCCTCTTTTGTTGTCTTTGGTAGTGCTACCTACGCGCCAATGTATCTGATTGGCAGAGAACGGTTTACTGAGCCGATTTAACAGGTCATCCATTGGATTTGCCCCCAATCAATACAGGGAGTATCCGCGCACCGAAATACAGCACGGCCATCAGGAGTACGCCCAGCATAATTTTTTCTGTTTGCTTGTCTTTGGGGGGTTTACTATCTTTTGGCATACGCAATTTCCTTTGCTTAGCGGTTTGGGGTTTTGTGTTTTGGGGCCGAATGAGTTACAGCTCATCCGGTCCTTTTTTATTTGCTATACTTCTTGGGATTCCCTTAATATTTTAAGTTTCCGTGCCACGATTTGCCATTTTAAATCTTTATTACTTTTAATCTCATCGATAGAGTGCGTGAGTTCCCAAGTGTCTATCAATTCGGTGCGTGCAATTTTATCGTGCTGCACCTTTCGGGGTAAATCGGTGGATCGCATGGTATAACTAGACAAGGTGCAGGTGTGCATCATTATCATGTAGTCACTCAAAATCGCTGCACTGTAGATCACTATTTTGACATCGTGTGGGTGAGATAAATTTAGCGATATTTCTTCAGTAAAGGTTGGGCCTTTAGCCTCCTCAACGGTGGGTGCATCGCAATACCATAATCGATAATCGGGATGGATTCTATGTCCAATTAGACGCTGGGCAGTTTCGGTATCGGACCATAGTGCGGTTTTTATGTCGATTATGGCATCGTCTATGGAACGTATCCCTGTTAGCGATACATCTCGCGCACTACGTAGCAGTAGTTTGTCAGGGCTGGTGTGGAGAGCATTAGCTATCTCGTTTAAGGTCTCTAAACTGGGTGCAGTTTCACCGGATAGGCATCGCGTTATGGTAGTCTTGGCTATACCCACCTCATTGGCCAAAGCTGTGGGCGTGACCCTCATTCGGTGCATGAGGTCTTTGATATTTTGAGCGACACGTTGCTGTATCGTCAGATCCGTTTTATGTTCGCTGGCAACTTTGCGTAGCATAATTTTCTCCTGTGGGCAAATATTTTACTAAACAAAATAATCAAAAGCAATTGATAAAATCAACAAAAAAATGCACGTATGCACTACATTTAGTTGCCATTTGGCATATTTGGACACTTATATGTTACCATCTTTTGCTTTTTGTATATAAAATTGGAATTTATTTTTGGCTATATAACAAAAAAACAATAACTTAGAGAGTGAGTCGACAAACGGTGCAATCATGCACTAATTCTCGCCATGTTTTTTTTGGTTGACGTAAATATAAACTAATGTATTTTTATTGCTATGAAGTATACGTTTAAAAACAAAAGAGGACATAATGAAAATCAGTTTGCGTAAATATCGAATATTAGAGATCGCTGAAACAAAAGGCTATAAAAGCCTAAAAGAATTGAGTGGGGAACTTGAATTACATCCTACAGCACTATCGCAATTAGTGGCCAACAACACGAATTTTACAAAAGAAACTCTGGAGAAGTTATTGACCGTTCTGGATTGCGATTTAGGGGATATTGTAGAAACCAAAAAACAATAACGCTTGCACAATTCGAATTACCTACCTACTTTCAACACATCGCTAAAAGTAATGCCTCTGTAGTCCTTCGGGATTGCAGGGGCTTTTTTTTTGGAATCCGAACCTCTATCAACTCAATTTGGAATCCTGATTCTTATCAACTCAATTTGGAATTTCAATACCTATCAACTCAAATTTGGAATTTGGACCTATATCAACTCAAATTAATTTTGGAATTGGTGCGTCTATCAACTCAAAATAATTTTGGAATTTCGACCTCTATCAACTCAAATTAAGCCGTTATATATATATTTGTTTTGGTTTTTTATTTTTTTGTTTTTTTGTTTTCTGCTGCTTACTTACCAGGAAACAAGCATATTCTACAACAGCTGCCCAGACTCTAAAAACCATTAAAACCCCTTAAAAATAGGCTTTTTAGGCTTTTGAACGGATAACACCAGTCCCCAGGATAACACCAGTCCAAACCCCAGGGCTACCCCCTACCCCACCAGGGCCAGCCCCTTAATTTTAACGAATTGCCAAAAATTGGCCCCTGGCTCTATATAACGCCCCCCCACCCTACTGGGGTATGCTCTTTGTTTTTTCATGTTGTCAACTTTAGAAGTTTACCGGGGTAAAAGTTTACGCCCCCGAACAACTGCAATGCTGCCAGCATCGAAGTAGCCCCCCCACCCCATTGGGCCAGCCCCCTTATTTTACGATATCCATAAATGAATATAAAAATATATATTGATATTATTAAAATAATTGCTTGACAGTATCATAACTTTATTATTATACTTTAAATGAACGGGGTAAACTACCCCAAATAAATGCCCTACCCTATCAAGGGCAACTTTTAGCGAGGTGAAATATGATAGATACAAAAAAGAATGTCGTAACAGCTTTCGACCAATGGCGATCAAGGCCAGCGGAGGAACGCTTTATAGACATCGACCAAATGCAAGCAGCTATGACCAAGAGACGTGAACGCTGTGAGGATGTAGGACCATACAGCGTGGCCAGTATGAAAGTAGAACCGGGGCCAGAAAATAGTTTAGCCTTAGTTGATGGCGATAACGGGGGTGCTCTGCTCAACAATTTCAGCTTAAACCAATTAGCTGCATCGGTAAAAGCCCCAGCTGGATATTTACGGACCTTGCCAAACCATTTGGCAGCCGATTGCCTTAATGAGGGTTTACCCGAATTTGGCGAAACGGAACGGCATCTATTATACGAGCATGGCGATAAAGTAGGCACTATTCGAGCGATAACCAGCCCCCAGTATTCAAGATACTGGGATAATGAAGTAATAGCGGATTTAGCCAACAGCTTGCAAGCGGATGGCTGGAGGGTCCCACCTTGCAGACCGTTTCCAGGCTGCCCCGAAAACATGACTTGGACTGCTACAGAAAACGACATATTACCCGGTGATAGTCAAAAGCTAAGTATAAGACAAGGTGATTTATGCGGACCGGGTGGTTTATATAGTTCGGATCGTGACAGTTTCATATTTTTTGTCAATCAAGATCGAACGATAGAAACCCCATCGGGGCCAATGTTTCGGGCGTTAATCTGTAAGAATTCCGAAGTAGGTCAAGCTGCTTTTGGCATATCTTGTTTTTTGTACAGTGCAGTATGTGGTAACCATATTATGTGGGGTGCTGCTGAAGTTGCGGACGTAAAAATTAGGCATAGGGGCGAGGCAGACTTAGCTGCAATACGTGCAAAAGCTGCTATGGCTGGAGCAGTAGCAGCAGCCGAAACGGCCAGTACCTATGTAGAAGAAACTACAATATCGCTGGCAGCTGAAACCCTAACGGATAGTAATGCAGTGCAGCAAGCTACCAAATTACCCAAAGACACTATACTTGCAGCTGAAACACTGGCCAAAGAATTTCCACAGGACCACGGGGACCGAATCGGAACTACATGGGCATGGGTACAAGGTCTAACAAGGGCCAGCCAGCAACGTGGGTACACTGCGGACCGGGCCAGCATCGATGCAGCTGCAGCCAATTTGCTTAAGCCTATAGCAAAGCAGGTTCATAATGTTGCAGCATAGTAACCTAATACAGCAAGCTGTAAGAGATAGCAAGGGCCGATTCACTGGCAAATACGAAGTAGTAGAAAAGAAAACAAATAAAATCCCTGGGGCGTATGTCCCAGGGGTCAAGGGGTGGGCTTTTTTGTTTCCATTTATCACAGTTTGCACGTATACAGTGTTGCGGATAGTGGGCCAAATATGAACGCTAAAACCTTAAACGGATCGGTCCACCTGGTTGATACGTATATCTCAATCTTGAGTGAGTGTGAGCAAGTTATAAAATTTGCCGAAACCATAACAACGGATGAAAGCAATAAAAAATATTTTTCTAAGTGTGCTGGGGAAGTTTCGAAAGTCGTAGAAAAGTCGAAATACATGACTAAAGAATTTAAGCGGCTGGCGAAAAGGTGTTCGTAAATGATCTTTTACAAGGTAAAATACATGGGCGAAGATAGCCCAGGGCCGATTGAAGAAATAAATCTCAAAAATAAAAGAGATTTTTGCACTGAATTAAATTTCGGGGGTGTCTGGGAATATGTCGAGCACGAAATAGTATATCAATATTTTATGACATTCGAAGAGGCAGAAGAGCAAATTAAAAAGCTGCAAAAGGGGGAAACAGTACGGGAGGATGTAGCCCCGTATAACGCAGCAATTCATAGAGCGTTAAACACTTGAAACCTATAACCAAAAACGAAAACGGCCCCCGGTTAACGCTGGGGGCTTTTTTTGTGCTAAACATGAGATAATAAGACTATGACAATAAATAATTGT